AATCTCAATTGAATTATCATCAACTATTTTAAAATTTTGAAATTTATATTCTTTTGTAGTAGCATCTATAATATTTACAACTATTCTCTGTGTTAATAAACTATGTGTTACAGTTGCTTTGAATCCATTTTCTGCATCCTCAACCCAATCATCAATTGTTATTATTTGAGTAGATGCCACATTTGAACCACCTGCGATTAATTGGTCAATTTTAATATTTTGTTTCTCGTTTTCTGTGTCAATTCTAGTGTTCAACTCTGTTTTAGCAGTTTCTATGTTGCTTGTTAATTCCGTCTTAGTTGTATCAATTTTAGAGTCTAGGTCCTGCAAATCTTTTAATGTGGCAAGTATAACAGTAGGGTCTACCTTTAGATTAATATTAGCCACATTAGATACAACTAATATTACTTTTATTAATAGTTCTTTTACAGTCCCCGAATCTGCTTTAGGTTTATATGTTGTTGGGTAACTAGAAATCGCCAATAATTGGTCTTTGGAGTCAAATAACCCGACTTCTCTTATTTCAAATCCTCCAACATCACCAGGTATGAATTTTTGTATTACTACCCAGTTAGGATTATCTTTATCTCCTTGTGCATGTTCAAGTGTACTTTCCCAAACCACATTTTTTAGTGCTGTTTGACTCTCATTTGGAGTATAAGAACTCCCCCCTCCATCTCCAACTTTTATCTTTGCAAAATCTACTTTTTCACCTGTAATACTTGCATTTGCTATTGCTGCCTTACCAATGTCAGTTACTAGAGTAAAATATTGTTGTTCTGCCAATTTTATCACCTCATTTCTACTTTTTAGGATACAATGTTACTTTTTCTAATGCTCTATCATTTCCACTACAAATAGCTATTTCTCCAAAACTTTCTAAATTTCTAGGTACATAAGGATATATTGTAACTGTTTCTCCTGTACTAATTGCTGCACCTGTATAAAGCTCGTTTTTATTAAATAATATCCTCTCGAATTTGTGTTCAAGGTGTGCAGGTTTTATTTCTTCTATTTTCTTATCTAATTCTAAAATAGTGTTATAACTGCAATTATTTGTTATAAAACTAAGTGTAAAACTAAATAGATTACTAAATACTTCTACATCAACATTGGTCTTTGTGTAAGCTTCCGAGATAGCTTTTATAACCTCTATTGTTGTTGTACCCTTACCTCTCATCTTTGCTTTTATATTGCTTCTTCTAGTATCAAAATCCAACTTATAATTTACTTTTATGCTTAAAAGGTTCTCCCAATCATCAAGTCCCCAAGTTGCTGTATCTATAAAAAACTGTTCTAATAAATCATCTTTTTCATCAATTAGCGTTAAAAGTTCATTTTCAAGTGCTTCTTGGATTTGTATGTCAATTTCATTGTTTGCAAAACTTGGCAGGTAATCAATTAACTTCAATTTAACTCACCTCGATATCAAATATAGCACTTGAAACAGCAGGAACTTTTTCTTCATCAACTATTATATTTTTAACATCATCATTTACAAGGAGATTTTTTATATCATGAACACCTTCTATGCTTGCTAATAAACTCATTATTTTTATATAAATAATCTCTCTTGAATTTTCTATTAAATAAGAATTTATAATATCTAAAAACACAACTTTTATAGACTCAATATCATATCCATTTTCAAGTGTTAAAGTTGCACTAATATTAATATCAAAAGTACTTGGTGTAACAATTGTAACAGTAGGTCCAATAGGTTTTTCTTCTTCTATATGTTCAATACATCTTTGCAATACTTCATTATCAACTGATTGATTATTTTGACCATAAATTAGAATCTTAATTGTACCTGGACCATCCCAACGAGGAATTACTTTTGCATTATAAACACCTTCAACCTCTAAAGCCCAAGACTGGTAATGCGCTTTATTTCCACTTGTCGCTTGATTTTTTTGTATTTTATAGAACCTTTCTTTTAATTCTTCATCAGTTTCTATTTCTGTTCCACCCTTTAGGTCAAGTTCATTATAAATTTTAGTTACTCCATTTATTTCTTCTATAAGTTTAAATTCTGTGTTAGCTGATAAATTATACTTAATGCCAACCTCTAAAGCCTGTATAGGGCTTACATTTAACTTACTACTTTCATCTATTGTAATATCTTTAATAATTACAAATAGTAAATCACTATGAGATATTATTGTTCCATTTTGTATTTGAGTTCCGATTTTGCCCTCAAATGTTACCTCACCTATTGCCTCTGTACCTAATTTTCTATATACGCCAAATTCATTGACTCTTCTATCAAGAAAATCGTCAAAATTATCTTGAATAAAAACTCTCTTATGTATATAAGAAAGTTCTATATATAATTGTGCAAGTTCTGAATTTATTGGAGAAACTATATTATAAAGAGAAGATCCTTGGCCTTTATAAAGAGGGAGATTTATGTTATTTAAAGTTCTATTATTTAAGGTACTAAATGATTGGCCACTATACAAAAGTAATCTCCTCCTCTCCATAAATTGTTTTTACATTTAAACTTATAGATAAATTATCATCTTTAAATTCTGCATTTGTTACATTGACTTCTAATATATATGGATTAGTTAATAGAGCTTCTTGTATATACCTTTTTGCCTCACTTTCAGTAAGACCTTTAGTATACTTTTGCCCTATTAGATTTTTTATATCTGTTCCATAACTCCAATCATATATTAAATAGACATACTTATCTGTTTTTATTGTTTTGTAAATCCATACTTTAATTGCTTCATTTCTTTCAACTATTTTAAAGTCTCCATTTTCAATTATCTTTTCATCTTTATCAAAATCCCAGGCAAATTCTTTTAAAATAGGTAATTCTTCATTGTCTGGAGAAATATAATCCTCTGGAACACCCATGAAAGGGAATATAGTATTATTCATCTAGACTCACCAATTTACTTACAACAGCAAATTTTTCACCTATTTTAAACATTATTACTGTGTTTCCAGATTCAAAAGTATCTATAAAGGGATTTTTTATTTCATGTTTATGTTCTTGACTTGTTTCTGTATCAAATAACTCTATCTGTCTATCAAGCATCCAACTATCTACCAAGATATCTTCTTTTTCTAATATGATGTTATTTATCTCTATTTTTAAATCTGGTAATTTACTTTTAATTTTTCCAATAAAAAAAGAAGGTTCATTATGAAATTTACCTTCTTGCCTAATTATTCCTATAAATTCATTGATTGGATCTGCCACGATATCACCTCTTTTACAAAACTCTTCTAGCTGTATTAAAATCTTTTCTATTACTTAATTTACTTATTTTAACTACATCTCCTGTTTGTGGCGCATGTAAAAATTCTCCATTACCTATATATAGTCCAACATGGCTGACTGGATTATGGAAAAATACCAAATCTCCTGCCTGTAAATTATTTTTCTCTACTTTCTTACCTACCTTAGATTGCTGACTTGAGGTTCTTGGTAAATTAACATTAACCCTCTTAAAGCAATATACCATTAGTCCAGAACAATCAAAGCTACTTGGTCCATTCCCGCCCCATTTGTATGGCTTTCCAAGATGTTTTCTTGCTTCTGAAATTACTGTTTTTGCTTTTTCTGTCATGTTTCCAGAATAACCACCAATTATAATCTTCCCTTTTCTTCTTCCAAAGTTATTGGCTTCTTCAACATTTCCAAATAAAATATCTATATGATATGTTCCATCCTTTTCTATAATTATTGCAGGCCCATTATCATTTACTTTATACGTTCCATCTCGACTTGAAACACCTGTAACTAATTGTATTTCATCTCCATATCTCATAAGAGGATGTTTGTTTAAGAAAACTTTTGTATAGTAAGATTTCTCATATGATCCAACCATAGGTGCAGCACATGTTTTTTTAGAAGGATCTAGTTTTTTACCTCTACAATCTTTATCTCCACCTTCAGATTTTCTAGGACAATAAGCAGTAAATTCAGCAGAGTATTCTGTTCCTCCAGTATACTCTGAACCATCTTCTTTTTGTTCATCTTGACCAGCAGATTTTTCATCCATTATATTCTCAAAATTAAGCTCTAGTTCAATTTGATAATCTCCATTTTGCCATGTATGCTTATCTGTATCTATATAAAAAAGACCAATTAATTTTGTATATGAGTCTTTTACTTTTACACCTCTACCAGTTACACAAGTTATATCACCATATCCTTTTAGGGAGCAAGTTTTTTCGATTCCTTTAAACTCTCCATCTATGTCTATAGTACTGTTTTCTTGTTGTTGTATTACCTTTTGCATAATTACTCCAACGTCTTTAAATATAGAGTCATTTATTTTCTCACTAATCTTATTACCATACTGATCAACAACCAGTACTTTATTTTTTACATTCTCCATGCTTTCAGAAAAATTTGTATTGATAAGATTAAAGCCTTCTTCAAATGTTATATTTAAAGTAACTACACCCTTCTCAATAACATTAAATTTATCAAGATTAGACTCTATCATATACTTTTTTTTAGTTGTTTTGCTTGCTTCTGTATAAACACTCATTATAGTATCATAACCAGTTACGCCAATAAACATTTTTGTATATTTAACTCCAGTCTTAGGTAAATTACCTAGTGGGAGTTTATTTTCTAAAAATACTTGTTTTGCAATATCTTCAACCAATTTATCTTTAAAATTGTATGACACTTCGCTTTGTAAAAGTAAAAAACCCATATCTTTAGCTGTAAAATCTATATTATTATTGCTAGAGTCTTTAGATCTATCTATTATCATTCCTCTAAAAAGTTCTTTATCATCTACATAAAAACAAACTGTGCTTGCTACTGGAATATCTATCTGCCTAAAATTAATATCACTTGCAGATTGAATTATAGAAAATTCTAAAGTTCTTGATGGCGATCTATAATCACCAGACCAAGTGCATTTATCCACTAAATCAGTTACATTATATATATTTCCGTTTTTTATATGAACTTGTATTTTGATTTTATTAATTATAAATCACCACCATTTTTAAGGAATTATTAATACCCAACCATTTTTTATTACAGATGGATCTTTAATCTCATCTTCATTTGCTTTATAAATCTTCTCCCATAAATCTCCATTGCCATAATATTTTTTAGCTATCTTAAAAAGAGTATCTCCTTCAACAACCTTATGCGTTTTTTGCTTAGTATCAAATCCTTTTGTTAGAGGAACATTCTTTTCAGAAGATAATTTTTCATCATTATTAATGTTTACTTTGGATATTTGTATCCTTCTGTATTCTTTTAGACTTAAGGTAAAATAAATATCTCTTGAATAATCTTGTTCTCTATAATTAAAATCTGCAATTATACATTCAAAGTTTATATTAGTTTCTGTAATGATAAATCTTAATATATATCCTTCTTTCATCCAACTTTCTATTAAATTTACACAATCATATGGTTTTGGAAATCCATTATAATTACAGAAACTATATTCTTGATTAGGGAAAAAAGAAGATAGTTCTATAGTTTTAAGCCCTAATCCTCCAAATACTGCGATATCTCCAACACTTAAAATATTAGATGTATTTATTGTCGCACTTCCATTTATCTCAAAAGAGGGTGGAATAACAGGAAACCTAAATGTATTATTTGCTTGTCTTAACCATATTTCCATTAAACTCCTCCTAAAAAAGACACTTAAGTAAATAAGTGTCTTTTTAAATATCATTTACTATATTTAAATAAGAAATTAAATTTATAATACCCCTCCAGCATTTGCGATAGATATTTTTTTATTTATTTTCTTTACTATCTTATCTATGTCAGCTTCTTCTCTTACAATTATTGTATCAGCCAATTTATCAAGAAATAAACTTCCATTTGAACTATTTCTTTTGTATTGATTAGCTTCTTGTTTGGTTAAAAGTTTCTCTCCTTCATGTGCCCTAATTAAATAATCATTTCTAGGAACTCTATTTATACCAAATGCTTTTCTTGGACTTTTGCCAGCAGCATCTGCGCCTTTTCCTATTTGTAAACTAGGACCACTTTTTACTATCTCGATCATTCCTTTGATTGGATTATGAAAAAATTCTTTAAGTTTATTCCAGGCTTCTTTTACGCCTTTAACTTTATCTTTGAAAAGAGAATCAGCAAGATCTATTACAGGTTCTAGTACGCCACTAACTAGATCAACAAGGCCATTCCAAATTGATTTTATTACACCTACTCCACTATCAAATATTTGTTTAAGTCCATCCATAGTTTGATCAGCATTTCCTGTTATAAGCCCCATAATAACATTAATAATTCCAGATATAAAAGACATAATTCCATTTATGATTCCAGATACTGTTGTTATTATTGCAGTTAATGTATTTAAAACCCATGTAAATGCTAAAATTATTCCGCCAACAACACCAGCTATTGCAATTCCTGCAGATGGTAAAAGTTGTTGTCCTATTTGTGATAGGAAAGGCATAAATCCTTGAAACCAAGCTTTAACAGGAGCAAGTGCTTGAGTTAAACTTTGGAAAGAAAGTTTAATTCCATCAGTAGACTTTTTAACACTATCCATTGGTTGGCTTACTTTGTTTACTGTATCTCCAACCTGTTTGGCTGGAGTAAAAAAATCAGTAATCGCTTTTTTAACCTTATCAAAACACTCTTTCAAATTATCTAAATGAGGTTTTAAAGGTTCAAATGCTTTTACTAAATTATCTATATTTGTTTTAATATTTCCAGCTAATATGTTCTTTAATTCATTAAATTTATCCTTTATTGAAGTTATTGACTCCTTAAACTTATCCTTAAAATTTACTCCAGAATCCTCTAGGACCTTTAGTGCAGGTTTAACATCATTTAATATTTTATTTTGCAGTTCTGTAAATTTAGTTTTTCCAGATTCAACTCCTTGACTTATAGAGTCTGTCATAGGCTTAATAAAAGTTTTAAAATCACTAAATGAACCTTTTAGATTTGCTACTGTTTGTTTTAATCCACCTGTATTTGGTGTAGATTTACCAGCTGCATCTGCTGCTTTACTTCCTGGGATATTTACATTTGTTTTAGTAGATATTTTGGCAGTTGCCTCAATTGGATTTTCTAAGAATGTTCTTAAATCTCTCCACTTATCTGTAAGCCATTTAGCTTTATCTTTAAATAAGCTGTCAGCTATATCAGCTATAGCTTGCACAGGAGCAGTTACAAAATCTATGAAACCTTTCCAAATTGATTTTATAATTTTAGTTCCACCATCAAATATTTGTTTAACTCCATCCATCATTTTTTTACTATCGCCTGTAACAATACCTATAATTAAATCAAATACTCCATTTAAAATAGATGCTAAACCATTTAATACATTAGTTATAGTATCAACCACAGCCTTAAAAGCAGTTGCCAGAGTAGATAAAATCAAAACTAATTTTGCTATATGAAAACCTATTACGCCAATTAAAACAGGTCCTAGTACCTTCATTATTACACTTCCTAGGTTTAAAATAGATGCAAATAGTGGACCAAATGCTGATAACAACTCTTTAAATTTCTCTCCTAGCTGTTTAAGTGCAGGCATACAAAAATTTACTATAGGCTTTGCAAATTCTGTAAATGATTTTACTAATGAATTAACCTTATTTCTAAATACTTCAGATTTAGCATAAGCAATGGTAAATGCTACTGATAATGCAATTACAGCTGTTATAGTCCATCCCACAGGACCCATTACAGCTAAAAATACTGCACTTAATGGTTTCATACCAATTACAAAAGCTCTGAAAGCAACTTTTGCTCTTAATATTATTGGAACAAAAAAGCCAAATATACCTATAGCTTTTGAAACAATTAAAGACACAGCCCCTATAGTTAATAAAAGTACTCCAAATGTTCCAACTGAAAGCATTACATTAGTTATGACTCTTTTTATTGGTTCACTTAGATTATTAAACCAAACAGTCATTTTAGTTAAATTATCAACTACAGATGCTATTGCTGGCTTTAGTTGATAGTAAATAGTAATTCCAGTTTCTTCAAGGGCTGATTTTAAGGTTGCAAGTCCACCCTTAGTATTATCCTTCATTACATCAGACATTGTTTTTAAAGCACCTTTTGAATTATCTATTTTTTTCTTTAAGCTATCATATTCATTTCCCACACCATCAAGTAACTTTTGTAACGTTTTTAATTGAGTCTTTCCACCAATAGCAGATAAGTAATAATTTTTCTGTTCATCAGTCATACCTTTAGTTTTATTTGCAACCTCTTTAAGCACATTTGACATACCTTTAAATTTGCCTTGATTATCAAATGCACTTACACCTAACTTTTTCATTGCCTTACCTGCTTGACCTGCACCTGTTGTAAGATTTATCATGATAGAGTTTAAAGCATGCCCTGCATCTGTACCCTTAACTCCTCTATTTGCAAGTATTCCCATGATAGCAGTTGCTTCTGAAAGTGGAACTTTTAAATTGCTAAATGTACCACCTGCGACATTAAACGCTTCCATCAACTGTTGTATACTTGTATTTGATTTAGTAGATGCATTTGCAACTTTATCTAAATACTCACTTAAACCTGCACCAGCTAGTACTTTTCCACTTTTACTGACCTTATCAACTTCTAAGCACATGGAACTCATGCTATCAGTTACTAAATCTGATGCTAGACCAAGATCCATAGAGGCTGCTTCTGATAAATTAAGCACTGGCATTAAGGCATGCATTGACTTTTGAACATCCCATCCAGCAAGCCCCATATACTGAAGTGCATTAGCAGAATCAGCAGCAGTTTTAGTTGTAGCTTTTCCAGCATCTCTAGCAGCCTTAGACAGAGCTTCAAAATCTCCTGGTTTTAAGGAATTTCCAAATGTAGCCTTAACTTGCGACATAGCGCTTTCAAATTCTGTTCCAACTTTAGTTGCAGCTGCAAATGCACCACCAACTCCAGCAGTGATAAGACCTCCTGCTTTTAAAGCACTAGTTCCAACACTTTTTAAATTACTTTGAACATTATTTAATGCTCTTGATGCTTGGGAAGATGAATCATGTAGAGCTCTAGTATTTGCTGCTACTCTTTTTAATGTTGAACTTGCTTCATCTCTCATTTTTATTATTGCTTGTAGGACCTTTGTATTAGAACTCATATACTAAAACAACCTCCCAACACCAGATTTTATTTCTTCTTTTCTTTCATCTAATTCTTGATCCATAAAAACACTAACAATTTCTTTTTCGCCTCTTAGTATACGATAAGAAACGGATGGCATTATACCTTTATACTTAAATAATAAGTACATCAAGTTAACTTCTCCATCCGTTTTAATTAGTTTTTTATATCTTTAGCTCTTTCTTTTTGTCTTTTTTTATCTCCCTCTGCATCTATGCCATTTACTTTATTAACTTCCTCATATAAATTATCAATTTCTCCTGCTAAGAGTAATTTTTTTAGAAGGTCTTTAGGGGTTGCCAAGCCCAGATTTTCTACAACTTCCATATTTCTAAACATTGGGCATGACTCAAGTATTGTATTTACCTTAAGTTCATAAACATTAATATTTTCTAAATTACCACTATCTACATCCATTGAGTTCATTCTTATCTCATCAAAACGCTCCGGATCAATAGCATTACATTCAATTTCTAAGATATCATCTAATTTTTTGCAATATAATTCAAATATACTAGATGGCATTTTCAATTTACCTGCATCCATATTTAATAATTTTTCTACTGTATTCATATAATAAAAATCCTCCTATTTTTCTGTAATTTTATCTAAATATTTAAAGCTTTCAAAAGTAAATGGAACTTCTATTTCTCCCATTTTTCCTGCTTCCCAATCTGCTAAAGTTAAGTCATCAAGCATACAACCATAAAGAGCAACTCTTTCAGCTCCATATGAATCTGGGTCTTGTAATTTACTTATTATAGTAAATTTGAATGCTTTTCCTTCGTTTAACATACTTTCAACATATTCTCCAAATAGGGAACTCACTTTAAATAAATTTACAGAGCCCTTTCCAGATGCTCCAATGAGTTTTTGTCCAACCATCAATTGTCCACAAACTTTAACCTCTTCTTTTTCTAATTCAATTTTTGCCTCTAAGCCTTTTACAGCCATCATTTGCCTACCATCTATCCAACATTCTCCAAATGTACCAGATATTATTCTACTTGGGTCTATTTTAGCTTTCAAATTTTAACCTCCAAACTACATAGAGATGTCTAAATACACATCTTCCATGGCATCTATTAATTTAATTTTTGCTTTTAAAAATACAATTGTATCTGTGTTATATTCTTTTATTTGTTGTTCTTCCATATTAGATACATCAATATGATTTTCTTTTAACCATGCTCTTTGAGCATCTAAATTAATTTCTATTGTTGAACCTGGGTCAATTAAACCATCCTTTTCTAATTCTTGAAGATATAATTGTATTGCAACAATAAGTAAACACTTATTATCATAAGTGTTTTGGGTTTTTCCTATATAATTTTTTACAATTATTTTTTTAATATCGTTATGAATTTGATCTAGTGTATCAACTAACTTAATCTTTTTAAATATATCACCTTTTGAATCAGTAGCTGTTGTAAAGGATGTAACTCCTCTAGCGATTACTATAGCTCCGCTTTCTTTTATTAAAATTAGCTCTCCATTATTTATCCTTGTATTTGCTTCAGCTCTTGTTAATTTAGGTATATTAGTGACTTCTGGTATTTCTGCATATGTTACAGATTGAGTTGATGGAGTTCCTGCAATAAAACCTGCTATTCTTGGTAGAAACTCATTTGAAGTGTATTTTTTACCTTCAACTTCAATGTCAGTTGCTGTAAAGTTTATTATACCTTCATAATCTGCTGAATTACTTGCAGTAATAGCTTTAACCTTTATTTTATTATCTTCTCTCATTTTCTTAATCCACGTTTTGATTTTAGGTAAATCTCCTTCTTCTTCATCTGGGATACAAAGATAATTAAATTCACAAGTTTCTAGAAAATCTAGTGCATCATCTATTGATTCATCTGTATCTAATGTATAAACTAATACTTTATTTGGATGATATACATTTCCCTTCATAGCCATTTTTATATAGTCTAAATTAGTGGCAGAATAATTTTCTGGAATGTCCTCCATTTCTTTTATCTCAACTAGCCCTATATTTTTTGTATCTTTTAAAATAAGTGCTACAATACCTCCAGAACGTTTAACAAAAGTTTTTCCTGCTTGGATAAAAGAAATATTAATTTCTGGCAAACCCATTTAATCACTTCCTATCTTTAAATCTACATTTTCCATAGTTTCATATGTTTCTTTACTAAAGTAAACCTCTTCAAAATAAGATACAGTCATTAGAAAAGTTAGTTTATACCCTATAGAATCTTTTACAATTGATATAGATATATTCTCTATAGTTAAACTCCTATCTTTAACTCTAATGTTTCTGTTAAATATTTTTTCCAATCTACTTTGTATATCATATAGATTTAATTTATTTTTTCTAGCCTTTTGGTAATATTCAATATCTATGAATATCTTTTTAATATCTAAAATTTTATTTGCAATATTATTAGAAACAGGTAAAAGTTGCACAAAAAAACAAGCCTCCTCAAAGCCTTGTATATTATCCTCATTAATAAAAATATCTGTATCTTTAAACTCATTTTCTATTCTTTCATTAACTGCTATTATAATATCTCTGTTTGTAAGCAACTAATCACCTACCAATCAAATAAATTCGCTTTTGCACTTGTCATATCTTCTTTTGTTTTTTCAATTCCCTTTTCAACCATAAAAGAACCAGGAACAATACCACCATTTTTAGTTGCGTGGCCATCATTTACTAAAGTTGCATATTCAACCTTATCTTCAACAATATAAGTATCATATTCTGGCTGACTTTCTTCCCACCCATTTTTTAACTTTTCAGTTCTCACAGGCGTTTCATCTCTTATATTTTCTGCTAGTTCTTGCCCAGTTTTATTTGTAAACTTCTTGATTTTTCTATTAAAATTTGATGCATTTAACTTTAAATCTAAGGCTAATGCTTCAAAAACTCCTAAATTATCTATTCCCATTATATTCTCTCCGCTTCTGTAATAGGTATTTCCATATGGCTTGGATATATATTTGCCTTAGAAACCTTAAATATAGCTTCTTCTCCATAACTATAAGTTGCATTTATAGTGTCGCCTGTTTTTATATCTACTTCTGGTCTACAAAATAACTTTCTATTTATGACTATAGCTCCAATATCACCACTTACAATGGCTTCTTCTTTTCTTGAAATTGCACATGGGATATCCTCAGCTATAATAATATTACTAAAATCATTAGAACATGTTTCTTGATTCCAACCTTTTGACTTTCTGATGATAGTCATTTTATCAAGATAGGTCATTTCTAATATATCTGCTTCAGTCATTTATTCACCCCTTAATACATACTGACAACACAAAATGAACTTAAAAACTTTTTATCGACATCACTTAAAAAAGATGATGAACTTATACTAGTACTTATATCATATGTCACAGAGGAATTATACTCTATCTTTGTGTCGCCTCTCGTAATCGCTTTTATGCTCTTCTCATTTTCCAAACCACTAGATTTCTTCAAATTATCAAATCTTGAAGTTAGTATTGTTATAACTTTTTCTTCTACAAACCCCTCTAATGCTTCATTAAGTTTTTTTCTATTGCAGTAGTTGAGTATCATATTTGTTATTTTTTCTATATATAGATTAATTATTTTATCGTATTTTTCGTCTTGTATATTTAAAATAATCTTTATATTTTCAAACATAATTCCTCCTACAATTCAACTGTAGCTATTCCAATTTCTTCTGCTTGTGGCATAGATGGAAGAACAGTAGCAGCAGCTTTTGTATATGTTGCAACTGGATCTATCGTTGAATAACTTCCTACAAATATATTGTCAATCATTTGTGCCACATCCATTTTGCCATCTCCAATTAATTTAATTTCTTCTGGAGTTAAGCCATATATTGTTTCTCCTAGAAGTCCATCCCCAAACACAGTTAGAGCGTTATCTGGATAATATCTTCTTGTCTCATATCCTTTTGCAGTTTCAACTCTATACTTTTCCTCATTTGTAACTATAGTTGGAAGATTCATTTGACTTAAAAGATCATTTAATTGTGCTTGCGTAACTATTCTATCTGAATTTGTTCCAAATACTGCTTTTTTAACAGATTCTTTAGAGCATATACTTCTTAATATTTTTCTAGAAGTTAGCATCTTACTTGGTCTATTTCCACTTGCATCCTCAACAGTATCTACAAGAACTTCTATATCTTCTAAAGGTTTAACATTTACATCTTTCCAATTAAATTTCTTAACATTAGAGTTTGGTATTCCATAATTTAGGGTAACTTTTATATTATTTTCTTCTATCTTTAACTTACCTGTTGCCAAAACTTCCATTCTCATTGCTTCAGCTTTAACTAAAACTGCTTTATACATTTTCTCAGCATCATTGTAAATTTCTTGCAATGCTAATTTAAATTCAGCATCATTTCTAGGCGACTGAATTTTTATCAAATCCTCACCTCTTAATGCTATTTTTCTTTTTACCAAAGCAAGTTCAGCTGCGCCTTTATCTATTGCCTCTCTAGATGCTATTGTTGTTTCTGTATCCATAGCATGTATTTCAGCAGATACAGGTAATCCACTTTTTCCTAAAATCATGTCAAATCTTATATCTTGTATTTTTCTTTCTGGAAATAATTTTGCACCAAGCAATTCTGGAAACTCTCTCTTTTTAAAATAATTTATTAATTCTTTTGTATTAAAAACCTCATCAATTCTAGCCATATAAACCTCCTACATAAATTTTATTTCTGGCAAAGCATTTTTTATTTCATCTTTTGTATTTTCGAAGTTTTCTAAAACTCTATCTTCTCTTACATAACCTTCAATTATTAACGCTCCAGGCATATTCCCATTGGTTACATTAACAGTCTTATATAATATCCCAATAGGAGTTGAAGATAATGAATAAGTAAAAGAACCTTCTGACCCAGATTTGATTTCTGTTACAATATTTCCATCTAAGTCAATTAAACTTCCAGAAACTACATATTTTTTACCTTCAGAATTTAAATTTACATTTTCTGAATTTATCGTACTACTAATAGTAACTAAATTAGCCGAATTAGCTAATACTTCTAAATCATTAACGTAAGGCTTTTTTATGAAAAACATATTTACTCCTCCTCTTTTATTCGTTAGCCCATGGATCAGACTCAAGTTTACTATTTTTATTTGCATTGTCGGCTAACATTTGTCCTATGCTAGAAATTTCTCCATTGTCTCCCATACCTGGTATATAGGTAGTATCTTTTATTTTAGACTCAAACATAAAACTCGCTCTATCTTCTATCATTTTAGAGACTTCATCTAATTTAGTCTTTGTTGTTTCAAAATCTTCACCTAAAAATTTTTCAACCCAATCACCTGGAACAGCCTTTTTATTCTCACTTATATATTTGATGCTTAAATTTAACAAATCTTTTTTTGCATTTTCAGCTTTCATTCTTTCAATTTCTTTCTGTTGTTCTAAAAGTTGTTTTTGAACAGGATCTTCTATCAATTCTGGATATTTCTCTTTTATAAAAGGACTTAGTTCTTTTTCTAAATTTTCTTTTTTCCACTCAGAAAGTTTATTTTCAAAATCATTATTTTTTTCATTTTCTAAAAATGATTTAAATATTTCATCTTTAGAACATAATTCTTTAAAATTGTCTAATGTCAGTCCTTCTGTTATAAATTTTTTAGCTAAATCAGAATTTTTCAATAAATCATCAATATCTTGTTCTTCGCTAGCATTTTTAATCAAATTTAATAAATCTTTTTTTAGCATTTAATCAATCCTTTCTATTTTTACATAAAAAACTTACTAATTTCTGATTATCTTTTCATAAGTTGGTAAATGCCGATATATCCCGTATTTTCGGGCTGTATGGGCATTTTCTTTTTGGAAGATACCTCGCATAAGCTGGCATTTACCAGCATGAAAATGCAACCAAAAGTAGTAAATAAGTAGTAAGATACATTTTCGATATTAAGAAGCCAGCCTTTCCAACTCTGCCTTTGCAGACTGGAAAGTACCGTGAGCATAATACCCTAATGTCATGGTTATGTTTGCGTGTCCCATGATGTATTGCAGGGTGTTGGGGTTCATTCCCTTATTTGCCATGTTCGTACAGTAGGTATGTCTGAATGAGTGGGGCGTGATGTTCGGCAACTTATCCTCATGGGTCTTGTTGTACTTCTTAATCAGCCCACGCACCATACTTTCATAATTTCCTGCTACCTTTGGCAAGCCCTCACGGTTCAAGAACAAGAAATTGCTATAACCGTCTACAACAAGCGGTTGAGCTTTTCCTCGGTTCTTTAAAATTCGTTCAAGTGCCTGATATGCTCTTTCTGTCAATGGAAGCTCTCGCTTGCCGTTTTTTGTCTTAGGTGTGGAAATATAGTAGCCCACCTCTGTATCACGTAATAGCTGGTGGTCTATGTTAATCACACGATTAAGCATATCAATGTGTGTTGTCAGTCCGCATAATTCAGAGATACGAAGTCCCGTTTCCAGCAGAAGAATAACTTCATCACGATACTTGCTGTAAACATTATCCGTTTCCATAAAGGAAAGAAGTTTTTCTTCCTGCTCTGGTGTCAAGATAACTTTAGGCTCTGTATCATCTTCCAGAACATCACTTAGCTTGAAATGAAAAGGATTTTTTCTGATACAGTCGTCTTGTATCGCCATATAGAATGAAGCCTTTAAGGAACGCTTATAGTTATCTATTGTCTTATAGGAATAACCTTTGTCATTCATTCTGATAGCCCATTCTTTAGCATCGGACTGTTTGACTGTATCAATCGCCCTCATACCTAATGGGTCATTTTCTAGTGCGTTCATAAGATACTGTCGTCCTATTTCCGTGTTTCTCTTGATGTTCTTTTTCTGGTTGTTCTTCTTTGCATAAAGCTGGCAGACTGTCATTTTACCGCCGATAGTGTCGATACCGTCGTCAAGGTCTTTTTTTATCTGCCTTTCTTTTTCCCTCAATGATTTATCATCACGTTTTCCAGTAGGTGTTTTGTCTGTGGGTACAAGTTTCCAAGCATATACAAACTGTGGCTTCCCGAATACATCGGTATATTTATAAACGTATCTTCCGTCTTTTCTCTGGCTCTCTCCAAGACGCAAATTGCGTCCTTTATTGTCTTGTCTTTTCATTTTTGACATAGTGTAAAGCTCCTTTCCGTCATGGAATGAGCCGTGATACGCTACTAATATTATACCATATCTACGGCTCTAAGACATCAGATTTCGTCCAGTGTATCAATAATTTTTTCAAACTGTTTTCGCTTTATCTGAATACGGTTTCCATTAACGATAACCCAACCAGAGTCCAGATTTTCCTCGGCAAGTTTACGCAACTTCTTTTCCCCGATACGAAAATATCGGGACGCTTCTTCTATACTAAGGGTGTATTTTTCCCAAATCGGCACATCAGTATTGTTCATGTTGCAACAACTCCTTTCTGTGTGTCTTATCATAAGCAGACAGACGGCTTTGGAAAGCTCCGTTAGTATCTCAACTATTCCCATTCTTGTGGGCAGAACCGCACCATGCGGACGTATCATTATTCTGTGATAGCAGGTCATGGCAAAACGACCATTCCACAAGTCGCTCTCGGATCAACTGCGTGGATCGCTCGCTTTCTTGTCGGAAAGGTCATGGCGTACAGTCCCCGTGGCTCGCTGTATCACAAACGTATCTGTCTGCTTTATTCAGTTGTCAAAGAACAATCGGCGAAAGCCGTAGGCTTCCATGTATAAAAGCAGGAGCAGGGCAGGAAAGAAGGGAATTTAACCAATCACGCCCTGCTGGTATCTGCTTATTCTTCTTCGGTTTCTATATCTATATCAATCTCAAAGTCTAAAATCATTTTGATTAAGGCTTCTCGAATACGTCCCTTTAATTCCATATCAACAACAATATAAACATTGCCGTATTCATCATATAAAGGACGTAAACAACACTTTGATATGTACGGGTCATAGAATGCCAGTAATTTCTCAATCGCAGTTTCATCCCCATCCATAGCTGATGAAATCAAATAATAAGACGGGTGCTTGTACTTTTTCTTCAT